TGCTATGGCTCCACCCGGCTCGGCGGTCGCGCGGTACGGCCCGGCGACACCGTGACCCAGCAGCAGGCGATGACGCAGGCGGTCCAAGACATGGCAACCCTGATCGCTCAGATTCAGGGGAGCTTGACCGGCACGGTCTCGGAAAAGCAGCTCATCGCGCTGGTGTCCTATGGCTACAACGCCGGGTTCGGTGGGCTCAAGAAGACCGGCGCGCTCGACGCCATCAACCGTGGGGACTACGACGCGGCAGGCAAGGCTCTGGGTGGTGGCGTCACCACGTCCAAGGGTATGCACTTGGAAGGTTTGAAGAACCGCCGTGGGCGCGAGGCCGAGCTGTTTGCCGAGGGCATGAACGACCCGGCTGTCGTGCAAGCTCTGGTGGAGGCTGAGCGCGAACGGCTTGAGACCGCCGAGGACTTCCGCAAGGAGCTGGCAGCTCAGGCTGAAGACCAGCAGTTCCTCATCGACATCGCCGCACAAGACCTGATCCAGCGTGAGCAGGCCAAGGCGTTGCGCGAGGCAGAGCTGGCCGCCAAGGAAGCCGGGGTCACGCTGTCGGAAGCAGAAATCCAAGGCATCAAGGATCGGACTGCCGCCCAGTATGCCGAGCAGGCGCAGGAGGAGGCCGCCAAGAAGGTCAAGGAGGACCGCGCCAAGGTCGAGCAGGTCGTCAATGATCTGCTGGCCCAGCGCACCGAACTCGAAGCCCAGCTCGCGATCTACACCGAGCAGGGCAACACCGAGATGATGGAGCAGACCCGGGTGGAGATGCTCGCGATCAATGAGCAGCTTCTGGCCGCCATCGAGAACGCCCGGGCCATGAACAATGAGCTGGGCGGCGAGGGCGCTGCTGCGCGCAACGCGGCGCTCCAGACGACGGCGCTCGAAGCCCAGAACCTCGCGGCCTCTGCGGGCAACGTCACTGGCGCATGGCAGCAGGTCGGGCAAATGTTCGCCTCCGGCCTGACCAATGCCTTCATGCGGTTCTCGCAGGCCGTGGCAGAGGGCGAGAACGTCGCCGACGCTGCCCGTGACGCCTTCCTTCAGTTCGCCTCGGACTTCCTCATCAAGATCGCCGAGATGATTATCCAGCAGGCGATTCTGAACGCCTTGTCGGCGGTCTTCGGCGGTGGGTTCGGTGGGGGCGGCGGCGGTATTCTGGGCGGGATTTTCCCGACCGGCCACACTGGCGGCGTCGTGGGCTCCAAGCGCATCGGCGCGGGCAACGGTACTCGGCAGGTCAGCGCCTCGCTCTTCGCCGCCGCGCCGCGATTCCACGAGGGCGGCTTCCCGGGGCTCCGGCCGGGCGAGGTTCCCGCGATCCTTCAGGAAGGCGAGGAGGTCCTGTCCAAGAGCAGCGCCCGCAACGCTCTGAACGGCGGCGCAACGGGCGGCGGCGCGGGCGCGGGGACCCCGCAGGACGTGAAGATCGTCAATGCTATCGACGGCGCGAGCTTCCTTGAGCAAGCGTTGTCGTCTAGGGTGGGCGAGAAGGTCTTTATGAACTACGTTCGGGCGAACTCTTCCAGCATCAAAAACGCATTAGGAACCTGACACATGGCGTTTGCAACGGGCACAGCCAGCGGCCACCTCGATCTCTGGAACAAGCTGCTGACCTTTCTGACCTCTCACCCCGATCTCGTGGCAGATCGGCAGCAGTGGCAGATCGTGTGGCGGGCGACGGATCGGCCCGGCTCCACCGAGCCCGACCTGCTACTGCGCGGCCCGGGCCTGTCCGAGCAGGATGCGATCTTCGTTTCCATGCGGCACGACGCCTTCCCCACCGAGGATCGCCACTACTTCTCTTTCCGGGGTGCCACCGGCCCCATGAGCACGGCGGTCAGCTTCTCGGGGCACGTCCACACCTCCGGCACCGTTCGGATGTTCACCAACAACGGCCCGATGGAATACTGGTTTGTCGCCAACGGTCGCCGATTCATGATCGTCGTGAAGATAAGCACCGTGTTCGAGGCGGCCTATTGCGGCTTCATCCTGCCCTACGCCACCCCGATTGCCTATCCCTATCCGCTGCTCGTGGGGGGGAGTGCCGGTCCTGCGGGGCAGTCAGGGTCGGTCACCAACTGGCGTTCGGAAAGCGCCTACCACACCAACTTCCTCTATGCCAACGGCAACAGCCCGTCGTCCTCGACTCAGGTCGATGCGTCGTCGTGGTTGCTGGACCCGTCCGGGCAGTGGCAAAAGATGGAAAACAACGCAAGTCTCGGTCTCGTGGTCTCCCCCTATAATGTGGGCGGCACCGACATGTTCGGCAGCAGCACGGACAATAGTTCGTACAACCCCGCTCTCCTCCGGCAACGGCTAGACCCCGCCTTCGGCGGCGGGTATGTCCTGCAACCCGCGACCATCGTCCAGCGTGATCCGGCCGATCAGACCTTCGGCATTTACGACGGAGCTTTCTTCGTCTCAGGTGTGGGGAACGCGGCCGAGAACATCATCGAGTACGACGGCGTGGATCACCTCGTGGTGCAGAACACCTTCCGATCCGGCTTTGGTGACTATTGGGCTATGGCTCTGGAGTAAGCGCGATGTACCTCGAACAAACCGTAGCAGACATGACCGAGGTGCCGGGCGTCATCGCTGCGTTCGCGCAATCAATTGGTTGGGATGTGGCCGGGAACAGCCTCGCCCGCCCCGGAGGGGGGCGTCGGTTCACGCTTGAGTCCACTGCCAAGGACGCTGCCAACCCGGCGCTGACCGTGCGCGCAGCAGGCGGGGCCGCGAACGACTTCGTGCAGGTCCGCTCGCCCCGGATCGGCACCGGGATGACCACATACGTGTCCCCGATCATCAGCAAGGTCCACCTCTTCGGCAGCGCCGCGCCATATGGCGACGGTGAGCCCTTCATTGCCGTGGTGCTGGAGTTCGGGTTCAACTCCTACCGCCATGTCTACATTGGGAACATGGTGAAGCTCGGGGATTACCAAGGCGGCGAGGTCATCTCGGGCAACAATTTTGTCGAGCTGTTTGTAATCAACACGCGGGGGAACAACTCTTTCGCCAGCAACAACAACCAATACCTCTTCTCTGCGCACCACGAGAAGGCGCTGAACCAAGGCGTGGGTGGGGTCTATGTCGATCACCCGGACTCTTCGACCCTGTTCCGGCGATTCTCTGGCACCTACTATGCCAGCAGCTCTTCGCTCTCTCTGCTCGGGCCGGGCACCGTCATCGGTGGTTGGCAGGATAACGTCAACACCGGGCTGGCTACGCGCGGCGTGATGACCTACGCAGCAGGAGCGATCCTGACGCCAGTCAACCTATACACCCCCTCGGGCGCATTTGGTGCGGACTATCGCTACCGGGCGCTCGGTTACGTCGCAGGGGTCCGCATGGTTCGCATGGACGCAATCGAGCCCGGCGCGGAGATCGAGGTCGGCGGCCGGAGGTGGAAGGTCTTTCCCGAGTTCGCCCGCGACACCCGCCAGACCACGCCCCGGGACACGCCCGCGAACCCCTTCAACAACTTCCTCTATGAGACCAGCTACATGGCCGGTCTCGCCTACGCGCTGGACTGAGCGCCATGGCGAGGTATTCAGGACACGCCCTCCCGACCGGTGCGCCGTTCAAGGTCACCTCCGGCCGGGATTACGACTACCACCCCAGCCCGCAAAACGAGCTGACGGTGGTGGATCGGCTTGCGCTGAACAAAGGCCCGATCTCGATCCGTCAACCGATCGATCTGCTGGACAGCCGACTCCCGGGCGTGATGCTGAAGTCGTTCTTCGGCGACTACTACAACCGCCTGCACTTCATCCCTACTGCAATCGACCTAGGGGCCATCACCGGGCGCACTGAGGTCGAGCTGCGCATCTGGAACTCGTACCTCAAGCCCGTCACACTGGAGCGCGTCAACCTGCGGGACGCTGCTGGCACCACGCTGGACGGTTACGACCTCCCACACACCATGAAGCCGCTCGGCACGTCGCTCTTCCGCGTCTTGGCGGATACTGACGGGCCGCCTACCATAAACGCCCTGTTCGAGTTCTTCTTCGACGTAACCACCTTCGTGTTGTCGGTGATCGGTGCCCGGGCTCGCCTGTCGCCGTTCGTCCCCAACTGGCGCTATTCCTACGAGGTGGAGTACCAGTTCAAGACCGAGATTATGACCTCGCGCTCTGGGCGTGAGCAACGGCGTGGGTTGCGGCAGACCCCACGCAAGACGGTGAGCTTCACCGCGACACCCCACCACGAGGCGATGCGGCGGTTCCAGCGGATGCTGCAAGGCTGGCGTGACAACGTGATCGTGATCCCAGAGCTGACCCGCACGGGGGTGCTGGCGCTGCCTTCGCTTGGCAACTCGGCTACCCTTCGCGACGACCCTCCCTCTTGGGCCAAACCGGGCGTGCAGGTCGTGGTGGGCCACAAGGGCGACTATGAAACCCGCGAGGTCTCCGGCATCGAAGGTCGCATGGTTCGTTTCACGGGCGCATCGCCAAAGCGCTGGCCTGCTGGGGCGAAGATGCACCCGGCACTGAGCGGTCATCTGGATGAGAATATCGGCGTCCGACGACTGACGGATCAGGTCGCCATGGCCTCCGTGGTGTTCCACGAGAACCCGGGCTCCGCGCCCGTCGAGCCCGTCCCGCCAGCCCCCATCATGCACAACGGGATCGAGGCTTTCCTGACCCCCTTCAACTGGGGCGATTCTGTCAGCGACCAGTACGAGAGCCTGCGCGAAGTCGTGGACTACGGCTGGGGCCGGATCGCATCGTTCAACCCGCAGCGGACCAACTACCGAGTGATGAAGGCCAACTTCTTGGGATTGAGCGCCGAGAAGAGTCATGCGCTGGTGAACTTCTTCCTGCGGTGCGAGGGCCAGCGCAAAGAGTTCTACATGCCGACCGGGAATGCAGACATCGCGCTCTCGTACACCTCGTATGCGGGCGCGGCCTCTATCCGGCTGGCAGGCACCGACGTGCTCACCGATCACGCCGAGGACGTGGTGAACAAGGCCATCGCGATCTACATGAAGAGCGGCGCGGTCTACACGCACACCGTCTCGGCGGTCGTCCTGCAAGATGACGCCATTGGCCGGGACACCGCTCTGCAAATATCGCCGCCGCTGCACGAGACCATCAGCCGTGACTCGGTTCAGCGCATCTCATGGATGCCGCGCTGCCGCCATGCTACTGACACCATGACGGTTGAGTGGATCACCGATACCAAGTCGCAGGTGGTGATGACGATCCGAACGCTGGAGGACTTGCCGTGAGCTTTGCTGAGATCGAGGAAAGCCGATACGGCGGGCGGCCTGTCACCCTATACCACTTCCGGTATGGCACGGCTGTTCATGCCTTCTACGCCTACACCGACGCCGAGCAGACCCAAATGTTCGACGGCGTGCCGCACGCCCCGATCCCGATCAAGCGCAGCGCCATCCAAGCGACCGGTTCGCTGGACAAGAACGCCATGACGATCACCACCCCGATCAGCACCGAGCTTGCCGATCTGTTCCGCATCTACCCACCCTCCCAGATGGTGGTGCTGACGATCCGGCAACGGCATCTGGGCGATCCCGATGAAGCTGCGCTGCTCTGCTGGACGGGGCGCATCCTCTCCATGGAGCGCAAGGACAGCGAGGCGATCTTCACCTGTGAGGCAATCAATTCGTCAATGCGCCGAACGGGGCTACGGCGGCACTACCAGTACGGGTGCCCGCATGTGCTATACAGCCCCGGGGCGTACCAATGCCGCGCTGACAAGAGCAAGGCCACGATCACCAAGCCGGTGGTCACCATCCCGTTTGCCAATCAACTGGGGCTCGCGGGCGGCTGGAACGGCCCCATCGCCCCCGAGAAGTATAACGGCGGGCTGGTGGAGTGGGACACCGACATCGGTGTGGAGGTCCGCACCATCATGCGTGTACTCGACGGCAGCACCCTTGTGCTCAATGGCGCGGTGCGCGATCTCGTGCCGGGCCAAGACCTGCGAATCTCGCTAGGGTGCAACCATCAGACATCCGACTGCACCCAGCTCCACAACAACATCCTGAACTACGGGGGCCAGCCCTATATCCCCCTGTCGAATCCGCTCCGCACCAACCCGTACAACTAGGGGCACAATATGTGGTTTCTCCAACTCCTGATCGGCATCGGCCTCGCGATCTTGGGCTACATCCTCGCACCGAAACCGAAGATGCCGAAGCCCGACGCCGTGAAGGACATGGAAGACCCTACAGCGGAAGCCGGGCGGCCGATGCCAGTCGTCTTCGGAACGGTGACCGTCAAGGGGCTGAACATCATATGGTTCGGCGAGAAGCGCTCCGTTGAGCGCAAGGTGAAGGCATGATACTCCCCGAAGAGGCTCGCACGGTCATCGTGACCACGGCCGACTGCCAAGCGCTGGGGTTCTGCACAAAGGGCGTGCGATACGGTTTCGAGCGCCACGGTCTGGACTATCGCAGCTTTGCCCGTCACGGTGTGTCCGGGGAAGTGCTGCTGGCCGTCAATGACAGCAACGCCCTCGCTATGGTCGAAGAGGCATTGAGAAGGACGGCAGCGCATGGGCGGCGGCGGTAAAAAAGGCGGTCAAAAGCGGATCGTGGTGGACTACTTCATGTCCATCCACTTCGGTATCTGCCACGGCCCGGTGGACGCTCTGCTCAACGTCTGGATCAAAGAGAAGAACGCTTGGCCGGGTGAGATGACGCCTGACGACAAGTTCGTAAAGCCCTTCTGGTACATCGGCAACTTCGCCAAGATCATCCGTGACATGGCTGGTCTGCCCGCCCCGGCCGAACCCCTTCCCACGAAGCTGGCTGTGACCGCCGAAGGCATGTTCCCTATCGACCGGCTCGATCTGTTTGGCGGCGATGAGAAGGAGGGCGGTGCCAAGGGCGAAGCGTACTTCTTGCCCGGTGGCTCCGAACAGCGGATGCCCGAGCATCTGGCTGCGAAGTACGGCATGACCTCTGGGACCATGCCCGGCTACCGTGGGCTCGCGACCGTGATGTTCACGGGCTGGGACAATGGCGCAGGTTTCATGTGGTCTCAGAACAATCCCTACCTGCCGTCAACATGGGTCACCGTGTTCCGTCAGGCCAAGGGGCTCAATGAGTGGAAGCGGACCATCTCGGATACCACCGGCACCCACGCCGACGTGAACCCCGCGAACATTATCTACGAGGCCCTGACCGACCCGCAATGGGGCATGGGGGGTGGTGACACCTCCCTCGACATCAACAGCTTCTTGCACGCGCAGGATGTCCTGTTCAATGAGCGCTTCGGCCTGTCCCTCATGTGGAGTCAGCAGACCACCATCGAAGCGTTCGTGTCCGAAATCCTCGACCACATCCAAGCAACGCTCTTCCTGAACCCGACCAATGGGTTGCTGACGCTCAAGCTGATCCGCGACGACTACGTGTTCGATGAGCTGCCGATCTACAACCCGGACAATTGCGATCTCGAAAGCCGGTCGCGCAAGGCTTGGGGCGAGACGATCAATGAGATCAACATCCGCTGGACCAACCCGGAGAACGAAGAGCAGGAGACCGTCACCTTCCAAGACCTAGGCAACGTGGTCATGCAGGGCGGTCAGGTGGTTTCCGAGACTCGGGAATACTACGGGATTCGCAACAAGGAGCTGGCCGCCTTCGTCGGTGCCCGCGACATCCGAACAGCGTCTCAGCCCCTCTTTGCCGCGACCATGATCGCCGACCGGTCTGCATGGAAGCGTGTACCCGGCGAGTGCATCCGGCTCCAGTGGCCCGAGGACGGGCTTCTCGATGTCGTCATGCGTGTGATGAAGGTGGACTACGGCACCACCGGTCAGCCCGATGTCAAGGTCGAGCTGATGGAGGACATTTTCTCGCAGGCCCCAGCCGCTTATGTGGTGCCGCCAGTGACGGAGTGGATCGACCCCACCAGCAAGCCTCGGCCGATGGATTACGTGGAGATCGTCACTGCCCCCTATCCGATGCTCTCGCGCATGGACACCACGCTGACAGAGGAAATGTACCCCCGCGTCATGCCGGTGATCTTTGCCGCGTCCGAGGAGTTCGACGCCTACGGCTACAACCTCGTGGGCACCTCCGTACTGGCGACCGGGGCAGTGGTCGAGAGCGTGGTGACTAGCGCCCCGGTTACGCCGCGCGGCGAGATCACGGGCAATTTGTCGGTCGAGGCGTCGAGCCTGATGACCACCGGCATGTTCGGTCAGATCGACGGCTCCGGTGAGCTGGAGCCCGGGCTATTCGCAGCTCTGGGCTCTGGTGGCGATGCCAACATGGAGCTGGTGTTGCTCGATTCCTTCAACGCGACCACCAACACATGGACGGTCTCGCGCGGTATCTTCGACACGGTGCCCAAGGCATGGCCGCCCGGCACGCCGATCTGGTTCCTCACCAGTATGGGCTTCGACACCACGGATCGTGCCGCAGGAACGGTCGCTCGCTACAAGCTGCTGACCAAAACCTCTGGTGGCATCCTGCCGCGCGAGGAGGCCCCGGAGCACGCCAAGCTCCTATCGGATCGGCCGTACCTGCCGTTCCGCCCAGCCAACGTCAAGGTGGGTGGCACGGGCATTGGGGCAGGGCGGCGCGTCTACACAAGCGCGCAGGCGGTCACCGTGACGTGGGCGAACCGCAATCGCTTCCTTGAGGACACCGTGGCCTATAAGTGGGACGCGGCGAACTCCACCCCCGAGGAGGGGCAGACCACGGTCATTGAGGTGCTGGATGACTTCGGCACGGTGATCGAGACCTTGCGCGATCTGCCGGGCACCACCGCGTCGGTTCCCTACACGGCCTTCAAAGGGTGGCGTTTCCCCCGCATCCGGGTATCTTCAGAACGGGATGGATTCCGGTCGCTGCAAGGCGTAGAGATCGGCATTGAGTTCCGGCTGTTCGGTTACGGCAATTTCTACGGCAGCGACTACGGCGAAAACAACGGGTAGGCAACATGGCAGGCGAACGCGAACTTCCGGGCATCGGTCTGACCGGCTTCTGGGCTGAAGGCTCCAACGGCTGGAAAGCCCAGATGGACGCCAACCTGCGCAAGCTCTCGGCCTTCGTACAGACAGCCGTGGAGTCTACCAACGTCCCGATCCCAGCCTCGTCACCGAACGGCACGCTGATGGTCGTCCCGGCGACCGCGACTGAGAACGCCAACGCCATCGCTGCTCGGGATAACGGCGCGTGGGTCTACTTCGCCCCGGTTGACGGGATGCTGATCTACGCCAAGGACACTACGAAGCACATGGCTTTCGTGTCTGGCAAGTGGGCTGCCCTCGCCATGGACTCGGGCGGTGACGCTGAAGGCCCGGGGCCGCACACGGTGTGGCGTCTCATGCTGAATACCGTCAGCGGCAATGTCCGCATGGTCTCGGTGGAGTTCTACGGACACGAGGGCGGGCCGCTGCTGTCGAAGGGCGGGTCCCCGTTTATCGCGGGCAAGTCCTTGTCGAACGCCCAGACCATTTTCGATGAAAACTACGGGGATACCCTTCTATTTTCTTCTAGCGAGTTCCCCCTTGGGTTCCAGTACTCGCTCCCTGCGGCTGCGCAGGTGGGGGCGGTAGGAATCCAGTGGAGCACCGCTGGGAGCACCCCTCTTACGGCCACCCTCCAGTACCAGCAAGGCTCTGGGTGGGTGGACGCAGCGCCCGCGTTCCCCATTCTCGGTACGCCGGGCTACTACCTCCATGTCTTCCCATGGGCGGCGCTGCCCGTGCCCGCCATGCCCGGTCTGGGTGAAGGGGACGCAGGCAAGCATCTGGCTGTCAAAGCGGATGGCTCTGGGCTGGAGTGGGTCACCCCGCCAACAGGCGGCGGCGGTGATGGCGAGGCCGAGTTGCCCGCCTATGTGGATCAGGGTGGCAAGCATTTGGCTGTCAAAGCGGACGGCTCTGGGCTGGAGTGGGTCACCCCGCCAACAGGCGGCGGCGATGGTGGCGCACCCGCGCCCATCGGATTCGGCGAGCACCCCTTCTGGCGAATCCGGCGAACCGCTTCCCCTAGCGACCAGTTCGTGGGTATGGGCGAGCTTGTCTTCGAGGGGGCCGACACCACCGGTGGTTCGGTGATCTTCTCGACGCAGTATGACGACAGCTCCCTCTACCGTGCGACTAACGCCTTCGACGGGAACCCTTCAAACTATTGGGTTACGCTGACGGGGGCCGCACAGAACGCCTATATCGGCTACCACTTCCCGCAGCCCGTAGGGGTGACGGCAGTCACCCTCTCCTCGGGGGAAAACTCCTCGCGCGCAGGATACATGCCCACGGGCTTCGTCGTCCAGTATTCGGACGACGGGGCTATCTACAAGGACGCATGGGGTGTGACCACCGACGCATGGGGCACAAACCAGTCTCGCCGGTTCGAGGCACCTGCGGAGAGCATGGAATATGTATTGGAGGCCCCGAAGGACGGGACGCCGTATGCCCGGCAGGACGGCGGCTGGGTGCCTGCCCCCCAAGGGGGTGGCGATGGTGGCGGCGGCGAGACGGGCTACCTTATCGGTTCGGTGTTTTCCGAGTACCCGCAGCCGATCAACGCGGTCTACTCCACCAGCGCCTATTCCGTCAAGGGCAACACCTTGGTGGCGACATCGCCGACCCAGATCGCCGCCGCTCGGGTGACTGTCGCCCCGGATGCTGCCGGTCAGACGTACCGGTTGGGTGTCTTCGCCGTCGATAGTCAGAACGTCATCACGCGGGTGATCGCTCTCTCTGATCCTATCGTCTCGGGTAGCGCAGGACCGATGGACCTGCTTAAAGTCTTTGACGCGCCGTACACAGCCCCCGTGGGCCAACGGATCGCGGTCGTCGCGGCAAAGATCGGCGGGTCCACCGAAGTAACGCGGGTGAACTTCCCCGGCGTCAAGCCCACTGTCAACGGCATCATCGGGTTCGACTTTGTTGGTGCCATCCGCGAGGCGATGGCGTTCCCGACGACGACGGGGCTTGCCATCCCAAACTACGCCAGTGACACCCACGTTCCGATGGGGCTGCTGGTGCTGTTGAACGAAATCCCCGATAGCGGTGACGGCGGTGACGGCGGCACCGAGCTGCCCGGTTATTCGGATCAGGGTGGCAAGATTCTCGCCGTGAAGTCGGATGGCTCCGGTCTGGAGTGGGTCGATAAGCCCGTCCCGGGTTCCAATGATGGCGGCGGGGGCAGCACCGACCCTAACGCGCACCGGTACTGGCGTCTGCTCGATACCGAGCACACCGGGGTGACCTACACCGTTCGGCTGCGGGAGCTTCAGTTCCGGGGTGTCGTCGGCGGCCCGAACTTGGTTGGTGCGGGAACGCCGGTTGGGGTCCGACCCGCTGACCAAGCCGCTGCGTTCGACGCCGTGACGAGCACCTACACGGAGCTGAGTGGGCGCAACGTCCCGAACGACGTTGCCTACGACTTCGGCGAGCCGGTTCTGGTCGCAGAGGTCTACGTTGACTCGACCGGGAGCCAACACCGCCTCAAGAAAGGCAGTATCCAGTATTCCGACGATGGTGCCGGTTGGTTCACCGCCTTGGAATATGACGTGACCAATGAGGGGGTGATCTTCTCCCTCACCCTGCCGTGGGGCCTCCCGGCCCGGCCCGAGATGCCCTATGCCACCGTGGACCACGCGGGCAAGCATCTGGCCGTCAAAGCCGATGGCTCTGGTGTGGAGTGGGTGGCGCCGGAGTCCGGTGGTGGCGACGGTGATGGCGGCGAGGGCGTGGCCCCCTTCTCCGGTGCCCTCATCCGCCCGACGACGGTGCAGAACTACCCTGCCGGTGCGTGGACGACCACCCGGTTCGCCGAGAAGGTGTACGCCACCGAAGGGTGGTGGTCTGAAGCCAACCCCAACAAGTTCGTGGTGCCACCCGGGGTGTCCAAAATCCGGCTGGCTGCGAGCGTTATGCTGGACGCTTCTGACCCGATGCCGGTGAACAATAGCTTCCGTTTCACCAAGAACGGCCAGCCTTTCACGGGTGGCCCGAAAGACGCGGTTGCGGTCGGCTACAACAACACCGGCATGTCGCTTGCGTCCAGCGTGGTGGAGGCGGTCGCAGGCGATGTATTCGCCCTCGAAGTGTTCGCCGCAGAATCCTTCGCACTGGCGGCTGACTCCACTTCGTTCTCCGTGGAAGCGGTTGAAGTGGTCGCGACGAACGCCAAGCTCTCCGGTTTGCTGGATACCGAGATCGTCGTGCCGCAGCCCGGTCAGTCTCTCATCTGGGATGCCGATCTGAAGAAGTGGAAGCCGGGTGTGCCGGTGGTGGCCGCCAATGTCGCGCAGGGGGTGAACAAGCCCTTCCGTGGCGCTATGGCGATCTTCTCGGCCAACAAGAACATCCCGGCCCCCATGTTTCCCGTCATTTGGGATGCCGCCCTTTACGACACGGATGGTCTCTGGTCTGCCGCGTCCCCCGGCCGCCTGACCATCCCGGCAGGCGTGAAGAAGGTTCGCCTGAGCGCGTGCCTCGCGCCCGGCGTTGCGACCTTGGCTGGGACAGAGAACTACTCCCTCGCGTTCCGAAAGAACGGGGCACTCGGGCCGGGGCTCGCTGGCGCGGCTGGTAAGATTGGCTACTCCGACTCCCCGGTCCAGATCGACACCCCTGTCCTCCCGGTGCAGGCAGGTGACTACTTCGAGCTTCGCTGGAACCTATCGACCAGCGCCACCCAGATCATGGGGACCAATAGCTACTTCGCTATCGAGATCGTGGAAGTCGAGACCGCGCTATGACCATGCTCATCAGCTTGAAGGACGACGCCGATCAGGACGGCTTCGTGGAGGAGCTGGCCGGTATGGGCTACAGCTTCCACCGGCTGGAGGCGATGCCGAATATTGTCATCATCACCGATGGCGACCTAGACAACTTCCCGTTGCGCGGCCACCCGGCGATCCTCTTCATCGAGCAGGATCGCCCAGACGCCTTCCGGGCGCAGCAGAGCATCACCCTACTCCCCGAGCACTACGGCCCGTGGCCGCTGCTGCGGCACACTTCCCGGGATCGGCCTTGGGAGGTGAAGGGGCTGCGTTTCCCGTGGTCCGGTGAGTTCTCCTGCGTCCGTGACGGCACGGGGGTGGACGTGTATCTGGTTGACACCGGCATCCGCCCCACCCATACCGAGTTCGGGGGACGGGTGACCGTCCTCGACCCGGAGTTCACCCCGTTGCACGGGCACGGCACGCAGTGCGCCTCTTGTGCCATCGGGGAGACGCTGGGCTGGGCGCGCGGCGCGAAGCTATTCTCGGCGGCCGGGCTGCGCAATGCCAACAACACCGGCTCGATCAGCGACATCGTTTCGGCCTTGAACCGGGTGCTGGTCGCCTACAATGAACGCGCCGGGCTGAACCGCCCGGGGGTGCTGTCCCTGTCGTTCGCCGGGTATGGCCCCAGCACGACCTATCAGACCGCGCTGACGGCCCTCCTCGCGGCAGGTATGATCGTTTGCGCGGCAGCGGCTAATGACCGCCAGACCGTGGACATGCTCAATAACGGCCCGCAGCCGGGCCAGTACCCCGGCGTCATCCTCGTGGGCGGCACCAACATGGCCGATGAGCCGTATGACATGGGCTCCCACGGGACGAACTTCGGTCTAGGAATCGACATCCTCGCTGGAGCCCAGCAAATCCGCACTGCCGACTTCACCAGTGACACAGCGTTCCGCACTGGCTCCGGCACCAGCTACGCAACGCCGCATCTCGCCGGGATGATCGCCTGCCTCTTGCAAGGATACCTACGGCCGACCAACGGCGTGGTGGCGAGCACGGAGGTTCTGAACTACCTGCAAGAGACCGGCACCTACGGCCGGGTGAAGTCGAGCCCCCGGTTCTCGCCGCTTATGGCGAACGCGCCGGTCCTCGCCTACCTAGACCCCGGCCCGGGGCCTTACCCGGCGATCCCGGGTCTGGTGGCAGGGACGCCGCTAGGTGATGATGTCGGGGGGAACGACCCGGAGATACCCAATACGTCGGAGCACCGCTACTGGCGACTCCAGCTCCTCGGTTCGTATGGCAGTCTCAACTCTTTCGCGTCCCTCGCCTTCTTCGACGGGGACACCCCCGTCCTGCCGCAGAGCGTGACGCCAGACCACATTTGGGCAAGCTCAGTTTTGGGCGCAGGGGCAGAGGCCCATAAGGCATGGGACGGTGACACCGCTACAGCCTACCGGTCGAGTCAGACAGACAAGGCGGGCTGGATCGCCATTGATACGGGCGAGCGCACCAAGGTCACCCGTGTTGATTACACCAGCCATATCTATAGTAACGAAGTCCCGGTGGGCTTCATTGTCCAAGGATCGGACGACAAGGAGACGTGGGTCGATCAATGGAAGTTCGCCCCGATCCCGAACGTCTCGAAGACCTACCACCGGATCGACCGGCCGACTGTAGGGCACCGGTTCTGGGGCGTTGAGTACACCCCAGACGGGACAAAGCCGGTCGATACGGGTGAGCTGGCCTTCCGCACCGAGGTCGGGGGTCCGCAGGTGGCCGTGGCCGGAATCCCCGGGGCCGCGAGCACCGATGCCGACGCGGCGACCTTTGGGCCTGCGAAGGCGTTCGATTCAGACCACACCACAAACCACCGAACCGGTGCCGCGCCTCTGCGGCTCTGGTACGACTTCGGGCCGGGAAACCTGAAGGACATCAAGGAGATCGGCTACCGGTACGCCAACAATGGCCTCGGCAACCGGCCGATGTCGATCAAGGTGGTCTGGTCTGATGACGGCCTAGAGTGGACGCAGGCATGGCTCGAAAGCACGTCTGCGCTCACATGGGGATATGCCCAATGGCGGTACTTCGCTAAGCCTTAGTGGGGGCTCGCCTCCATGGCAGCGTCACGGGCCTCTGCCGGGCGCTGCGTCGATAGCCGCACGGGGATTTCCAGCGGCTCGAAGCTCGTGCGGCCGACCATCTTGTCCTCATCGCGCCAAGCCTGTGCCAGCTTGCAGAGCTGGGAGAAGAGCCCGAGCGCCTTGGCCGCCTGCCGGTCGTAGCGGTAGGCCATGAACAAGTCGTAGAGCTGGGAGCCGCGTACCTTGCGGCGGTTATTCCATGCCTGCCGGGCTTCGGCGTCGATGAAGCGGGCCGAGGCCGGAGCGCTCTCGGGAAGAGGGCGGCCGGTCTCATAGCAATAGCGGGTAGTCATGTCAGGATTTCCTCAGTTGGGAATGTGGGTCCAATGCCGATTCTATCACGAACGGTAAGCCTGCGCTCTGATAATTTTGTCGCGGGTCATGTCGTCGTGAAGTAGCACCATTTGTACGAGTACACGGCCCCGATTCCCTAGTCTAGTGGGTGAGTTGCCGCTATAAGCAAAAGGGTAAACGAGGGACTCGACATGCTCACCTTCCATCAGCTCAAGCGCATTGCCCGTAAGGACGCGGACGATAGCAACATCCAGTCGATCATCATCGGGCTCGACTACGCCTCTATTCAAACCGGGCTGCATCTCCCTCATCGGTATATTCATTTTGCCGCTCAGGTTGCGCACGAGAGCGGCCGGTTCAAGTATGACCGCGAGGTCTGGGGTCCAACCCCGGCACAGGTCCGCTACGACACGCGCACCGATCTCGGGAACACGGCGGCGGCCGATGGTGACGGATTCCTCTACCGGGGCCGCACCGCGATGCAGGCGACCGGCAAGGCGAACTATACACAATTCCGTGATTGGTGCCGCCAGCAGGGCTTCGCCCACGTCCCCGACTTCGTGAAGAACCCCGATCTCATCAACACCGATCCGTGGGAAGGGCTGTTCCCGGTCTTCTACTGGGTCACCCGCAAGCTGAACACCTTTGCTGACCGGAACGACATCGAGATGATTACCCGCCGTATCAACGGTGGGCTCAACGGTTTCGATGACCGGATCGACTGCTACGACACCCTTGCCATGCTGGAGCTGGACTTCGCGCCCGGCAAGGATGGCATCTACCGGCTCCAGAAGCACGCGCAGTCCAAGGGGCTCCTCCCGGCTGACACCAAGGACAAGACGCAGGCAGACGGGATCATTGGCCCCAAGACCCGGGCTGCGATGCACGGGCTGCTGGTCGCCAAGGGCCAGTCCTCCGGTGTGCCCGGGCCGATGCCGGAGACCGCGCCAGCCCCGGTGATCGTGGATCGGCCAGTCGAGGTCGCGGTGCCCGTGCCGGTCGAGGTCCCGGTTCCCGTGGTGCCCGAGGAGGCCGACAAGACCCTCCTCCAGCGGCTCTCCGGTGCCGGTGCGTTCTTCGCGCCATTGCTGGCTTGGTTGGGCTCCACCTTCGCCAACCTCAACCAGACCGGTGTGTTCATCCTGCTGGGCGTCGGCCTGTTCGCCACGGCGATCCTGCTCTGGCGCGGTGAGATGATCGCCAAGCGGGCCAAGGCGATCCTGAAGGAGCTGGAGAGTGCTTGACTGGCTCATCTACACCATCCCATGGCAGGCTTGGCTTGTCATCGGAATCGCCGTGATTATCGTGATCTCGATCTGGGCCAGTGCGGTCGGCGGGATCAAGAACGCATTGCTGATCGCGGGCGCTGCGGCGGTCGCGCTCACGGCAGGGGTTATCAGCACCAAGGGGCGGCAGCAGGGCCGTCGAGATCAGCAGGAGAAGGAACAACGCAATGCAAACGCCACGCTGGACAAAGCTCATCGCGCACGCGCTGATGCTGGTGTTGTCTATGACAACCCTAACCGCCTGCGCGACGACGACGGGTTCCGTCGCGACGACTGACTATGGGCTGTGCGACGATCCTCGCACGCCAGAGACCAGCGACGGCCTGCTGCGGCCGATCTACTGGAAATCGAGCTGGCCGGATGACGCGATCATGCAGGCCAAAGAAAACAACGCCGTTGGGCTGGGAATCTGTGGTAGCGATTGGGGGCGGTAGCCCCCTTCTTGCCGTTTGAAGTGAGTGGAGACAAGCATGTTCTGGGGCAAAGGGGACAGCTCAAGGCTGTCCGAGGATGAGAGGCTTACGCTGGGCGACCTGCGGAGGCTGGCTGAGACGGGCCACATCGTCGGTCTGTCCCCAGAGCAGACTGCGGTGGCCGTGCAGGCGATCAATTTCTATGCTGCCGTGATGTCGGCCATGCAGCTCCTCGTGGGGCTGCGCAACGCGCTGGTGATCGCCGGGGCCTTGCTCGGCTTCTGGTGGGTCGGTAATGATGCCATCACCGAGTTTATTAGGACGACGGCAGGCTCTCCATGAAAAAGCACACGGGCGATTGGCGCACACTAGAGTTCTGGCGCTTCCGGGCCATGGAGGCGGCGGTCGCCATCGTGATCGTGATTGGGGTGATCTATTTCACCACCCTTGCCACGCGCCAGTACCGCGCCACGATCCCGCCGAACGCTTGGATCGCGATCAATGAAATCTTCGTGCCCGATCACGTTCAGGGCGAAGACCCCATGATTATCTATGACCGGCTGATCCGGCAGGACTTCCCCGGCATGTGGGTCGCCGAGGTTCAGCGCGAGGAGCCCGGCGCGATGTTCTCGCCGACCTGCCTTGGTTCCGGGGTCCACGAATACCGCACCGACATGGTGCTGCCGGAGCGCCGCGTGCCGCTGTCGTGGTTCATGGGCAAGAAGTGCGAGCTGGCCCCCGGGCGCTACCGTGTGCGGGCGACGTGGACCGTCCAGCTACCCGACTGGCCCGAGAAGAAGACCACCTACACTAGCGCACTGTTTCGGGTAATTCCCGCTGATAGAGCTGCCAGTCGTCCCACACGTTGAGGTACGGCAAGCCGATGTTCTCCGCGTGGCGCACGAACTGCGCCGTGCCGCTGTCCCCGAACCCGTCATAGAGCACCACGGCCTTGGTCGAGTGGTCGGCGAGGTAGCGGTTCCGGGCCTTCATCTTGGTGGGCGAATACTCGCCACGGCTGACCACCACGGCGCTGTGCGCAAGCTCCAGCAGCTCGAAGTAGCGCTTCTGCACGGAGGCGGGCCAGCGGCTCTCCTGCCCAGCGAACGGGATCACCGCCACGAAGGGGATACGGAGCTGCACGCAGGCTTCCGCCACGGCCTGATCCCAGCCCACGGCCATGCCGGTGAGCACCCGGGTGGGGTCCTGCTGGATCAGCACGAGCTGTGCGAACATGACCAGCTTGACCTGATCGTATCCGGCCTTGCTCGGCCGGTGCCCTGAAACGCCAACAATTCTCATCATACCAAGGGCTCCGATTCCTCCCGGGCCTTAATCATGGCCTTGGCCTTGTCACGCTGCAAGCGCGTCATCATCCGGTCAGCCTTGCAGCTCTCCAAAACGGTCTCGATGAAGTCGAGCTGCCAGTTCTCCAGTATCTCGAATTGCGCGTCATAGATCATCTTCAGCCGGGCCAGCAGGCCGAAGTAGGCACCCGGGAAGTGGCGCGGTCGGCGGGCCTCTTTCTTGGCCTGCTCGCGCTGTCGGCGCTCGGCCTCGCGGCGCAGCGTTGCTTCCCGATTCCGGTGGAACTGTTCTTGGCGGCGCTGGCGATCCCGCTCAGCCTGCCGCTCCATGGCCTCGGCGTTCCGGCGATACTCCTCTTCCGCCCAAGCTCGACCCGCTCGGCCGCCGCTCGTGTGGAAGCCGAAGCCCGCGAACGGGTCGCTCTGGTGGCCGCCGAAGGGGCTCTGCTGCGGCTTGGGGTTGCCGAGGCAGAGTTCGGCCGGTGTAATGTTGTAACGCTGGGCCATCTTCTGGATCATGCGCCCGGCATTGGCGATCTCGCCGTCTACCGGCGAACCCAGCATGTTGAGCAGCTTTTCCAGCCGGTCACGATCCTTCGGTTCGAGCGCCATCCTTTGGCTCCTCTACGCTCATGGTGACCTTGAACACCGTACCGTCCAGCTCGAAGGCCCACGTTGCCACCGTGCCCGGGCAGGAGAGGGCGACGGGCTTTAGCCGGTCGGCCATCTCGGTGATTTGGAAGCCGATCTCGGTCAAGTCGTGAAAGCTCACAATGCCGTCGATGTCGTCGCTGTCGCGCTCGCTCATACCAGCTCCAGTGCTTCGGGGGTCAAGGTCTCGCTCCAGTCGGGGTGCCGAAACTTGCCGACCTCGTTACCCCATGTGGTCCAGCCGGGGCGCTCCTCGCGGCTGAACAGCTCCAGATAGGGGCCGTCCAGCAGGCGCTCGGTGCGCTCGAAGAACTCATCGGGCTTGCGGCTGTGCTCGCGCACGGGGGCGACGATCAGGCGGCGCACATTGCGCGCCCGGCGCTTCGGGTGGCCCTGCTTGAACATCACGACCTGCGTGTCCTCCTCGGCGTCGTCGGTGTTGTAGGCGGCCCAGACCTGCTCGGGGTTCGCCCGGGTCCAGAAGCCCATGCCGAAGGCGTCCTTGTCGGAACCCTCGCTGGAGGTCTTGGCCCAGTAGTAGGCCACGGTGGCGAACTTCAGGTTCCAGTCGGCGAGCACGTCCATGCCTTGGAATAGCAGCGGATCGGTGATCCACATCAGCACCGAGGCATCCTTCATCATCAGCTCGTGGATCGGCAGCTTCTTGATGTCGTCCAGCGTCATGCAGTGGTAGTGGCGCTCGGCTGACCGGCCTAGGCCCTTGTCGCTGTGGGTCAGGAACTTCCACGGCGGGTCCATGGCGATGGTGCGGTAGCCATGCTTCACCAGACCGGCGAAGGGTCCCTGCGTTATGAACTCAGTCACGAACATTTCCTGCGGTTTATGATGGTCTGGAGGAGCTTGCAGTCACAGCGTGTATCGGACCCGGACATGACCATTGCCAGTTCGTTCCCGATGAAGACTTTGATGTGGTGGCCGCCCTGCCTGAACTCGTGCGGCAGACCGGACTTCGCCAGCATCGCCTTGGCCTCCCTGACCACCTTGCCCACCTTCTTCCTGCTCATACCAATCCACCCCAATCCTCGGGCTCCTCTGCCCCCAACAGCAGTGGTCCATTATCCTCGATCTGCGGGCCGCCCTCGACGGCCCGCTCAATTGCATCGCTGATCTCGCGACCATAGTAGGACTCCCAGCCCAGTCCGCGCGGACGACGGATCGAGACTTGGAAGCCCCGCTCAGGATCGATGGCGATGTTGCACGCCTCGATCAGCTCTTCGTCAAACGCGGTTCGCAGGCCGAGGAGGTCCATGTCACACCACGTCGTCGTCGTCTGCCGGTGCCACGGCCATGCCGAGCGCCGACATATAGAGGTCGAGCAGGGCTTCCTGCTCAAGCCGTTCATTCGCGTCCTGCTTTCGGATGCGGATGATCTGGCGCATGATCTTGGTATCGAAACCGTTGCCCTTGGCCTCGGAATAGATTTCCTTGATGTCGGCCGCGACGGCGGCCTTCTCTTCTTCCATGCGCTCGATGCGCTCGATGAAGGAGCGGAGCTGGTCTTGGGCTACGCCATCCTCGCTCGGGTTACCCTCTTGGGAGTTGCGACCACCGACCGGCATTAGACCAGACCCCCGAAGTCTTCATCCTCGGGCTCGGACAGCTCCTCGAAGACGGCATCCGCGTCGGCGTCGGGGAGAACCGGGCCGTCGTTCCAGCCGAGGATGTCAATGCTCTCATCGCCCGCCTTGTGGCGCTTCTTGAGGGCGGCGAAGTCGTCGCGCTTGATCTTCTCGAAGCCCTCGGAGTCGCGGGGCAAGCCCTGACCGGCCTCGATCTCGACGGCCTCGGTGACGCCCATCATGTTGACGCGCGACCAGAACGACTTGCTGGCGAAGGTCTTGCGTGGCTTCTCGGCCTTGACGTTGGCAGGCTTGCTCGCGGCGGTCTCTCGCTTGATCCGCTCAGCGGCCTCGGCCACGGACTCGGCGGGCTCGGTCTGCTCATCACCATGGACAGAGGCGTCTACGGTAGCGTTGCGCTTCCGCTCCAGCTCCTCGGGTGACCCTTCGGACGGCACTGCGCGCTCGCTGCCGGGCTCAACCGACATGGCCCACATGACCCATGCCTCTTCGCTGTCGAACGGGATGTCGAACCCGCGATCCACGATCAGGTCGTTAATCAGCAGCGCTCGGGTGGCGGTCAGCAGGCCGCCGAACGCGACCGGCAGGATGGGGTAGGCGACTGAGCTGGTGACATCGAAGGCCACCACCGGCAAGCGAACGACGCTGCGGTCAGATCGGTCGAGCACCAATACGGAGGTGCCCGGAGGGGAGGGGACGCGGTAGGTCATGTGGGGGCCTTTCAGGCGCTTTCTGGGGGAGGGACGGGGTAGAGGTTGTCGGCCAGCTCCAGCAGCTTCCGCTTCATCTTCTCGGCGTGCTCCACCTCACCGGGATAGCGCAGCCATTGCTCCAGCAGGGTGAGCAGCAATGCCTCCTTCTGCGGTATGCTGTTGGCCTTCACATACCGGGCGACCGGGATCGCGGGCTCGAAGGGGCGGAAGTGCTGGTTGTTGTAGCGCGAGAGGATTTCCTGCCGCAGCTCGACGTAGTGGTGCGCCTTCAGCAAGTCCTCGCGCCCGAGCTTATCCCGGTGCCGCGTGATGTGCTTGCAGATATAGCTGGCCCCGGCGTCGTAGCCATTGACCAGTGCGAACTCGAACGGCTGAATCGCATAGCGCTTATAGTGCGATCCGCCGATCTGGGTCTCCAAGGCGCTCATGTGGTGGGTTCTTCTCCGGTGGGGTTGGCGAGGACTTCGGCCGCCCATTGGCGCACCGAGGGTTCGAAGGCTTCCGCGCTCTTCGCGGCCTCCTCCGCAGGGAAGGGGTGGGCTTTGCTGTTGAACGGGATGCCGTTGAGGTAGAAGTTCATCGCCGATTGCCCCGGCGCGACCTCCTCCAGCTTGATGTCCACAACCACGTTTTCCAAGAAGGTGAAGCGGTTGTGGACGGGCGTGATGGTTTCCATCTGAGCCATCAGTGGACCAACGGGCTTGCGGGGTTCAGGGCGGCGAGGAACTGTTCGGCGTTGCCCTCGAAGGCGTCACCGGCCCGTCCCATCCGCACCAGAAGATCGCGCTGCTTGACATAATCCCGGTGGGCCAATTCATCCCCCAGAACATGGAGGCTGACCGAGTTCATAGCGAACCCGGTAACCATCGAGAAGATGCCCTTTTTCGGCGTGTATTCGGTCGTCATTTGGTGCGATCCTTTCGCGTGATTTTCAGACTTTAGACAACCGCCATTTGTCCGTCAATCTTCAATCGAGCGGTCGTGCTCAATCGGTTGATCTTTACCAGCTTTCCGGTATGTGCGCGCCTCAAGGATCGGCATCTTCGCCGCCATGGCTTCCACGAGGTCTGCGTTGCTGATCCCTGCCCGGTACATGGAGTCGAGGAACAGGAACATGCAGTCGGCGAACTCGGTCACCCGGTGCGCGGGGTCGGTCGCTTCTGCCGCTTCGAGCGCTTCCTTGGACAGATGGCGCAGCGGCCCGACCGGCCCCCACTCCTCTTTGTCACCGAAGTTCGTGACCGCCCAATTGCGGTGCCGAAGCATCAATTCTAGGGGAATTACGAACGTGGTTTCTGCTTGGTTGTTAGCCATATTTGCTTGTTCTCCAGAGTACATCGTAGGAATTACTTGCGCTTTCGAAGTAGGGCGATCATGTTCTTGTTCGACAAGAGCGTCTTGTCCACTTGAAAGGTTGAGTACAAAATGAGTGCCAAAAACAAGAATGCGATGAAGCCTGATCCGCTGACCGGCCGGATCGTCACCATGACCCCTGAGTGGGCCGCCGAGCTGCTGGAGAAGAACCCCCACAATCGCAGCCTCTCCCGCAACGCCGTCAACGTCATCGCCCGGGACATGGCCGCAGGCCACTTCCGGCTGAACGGTGATGCGATCCGAGTCATGGAGGATGGAACCTTGGCCGATGGTCAGCACCGCCTTGCCGCTTGCGTGAAGGCAGGCGTCCCGTTCCAGACCTTCTTCGTGGAAGGGCTCACCGCCGAGGACGCTGCCACCCTTGACCGGGGCCGTCCGCGCGCCGTGGGGGACAACCTCGCCATCGCCTACGGCATCCCCAACGCACGGCTGGTCGCCGCCACGATCCGCAACATGGTGATCTACGCCAACCGCGATCTCGGGGCCACGCCCACCACGGCCGAGATCAAGACGCTCTACGACCTGCACCCCCGCGTTGCCTATAGCTGCTCGCGGGTCGGCGAAGTCTATCCAGCGCGCCCGGCGCTGCTGGCCGCAATCCACTATATCGGTATGGTAACTCTGGGCGATGACACCCGTTCTAACGCTTTCGTGCATGTGTTCAAATCTGGAATCCCCGACTACGAAGGGTGCGCGGCGCACGCATTGCGGGAAGTCCTCTTGCGCGAGAAAGCGCGGAAGCTCCATGGGACTGAGCATAGGCACTACACCATGTTTGCGTGGGCTTGGGAAAAGTTCGCCACGCGGACCCCCGTGAAGTCGGCTCGCGCGAAGACCACCTTGTCGATCACGGGCTGGACGCCGGAGACGCTGGAGACTCCGGCTCCAGAGTTCTACGAGCACCCCGAGTCTGAGCTGCCGCCGAACGACCAGCTCCCGCTGGACCGGATGCCGGAAGAGCCAATGGATGACCAGCCGGAAACACCACAAGACCCGCTTCCTTGAACATGACCCGTGCCGCCTCGAACTCTTCGGGCGGCATGGATGTTTCGCCCGGGCCATACACCACCCGGGCGATCCCTGCTTGAATCAGGGTCCGGGCGCAGGCTGCGCAGCACATATGGGTCACATAGACCGTGCAGGCGTCAGTGGTGATCCCGTCCCGGGCGCAGAAGGCGATCAGGTTCGCCTCTGCATGGCTGGCGAACAGGTACTTGGCGGGCCGCTGGAAGCGCTCTGGCAGGTCACGGACGCCCCGGGGCGGCCCGTTGTAGCCCGTGGCGCGCAGCGTGCCGTCTGGCCCGATCAGGGCGGCACCCACCTTGGTGGGGTCCTTGCTGGCCGAGGCGGCGTGCTCGGCGAAGCCCATGAAGTAGTCGGTCTTATTGGTCATTGGTCTTCTCGATCTCTTCGAGCCAGCCGCTCAGGGAATAGAACCATTGATCGACCGGCTCGTGTCCGCAGGCCATGCCGGAGGCGTGACCCCCCATCTGGTCGCCGCAGCAACAGGTGCCGGAGCTGACCGGTGCGTTCTTGACGAACTCCAGAAACTCGCGCGGCACGGAAACCATGTCACTGACAGGGACCATCCTTGCCTCCTGCGAACACGTAGTCCCGCCAAGCGACCCAGCACCACTCGCCGTTTCGGTTCTTCAGGAAGCCCCAAGCCCGCTTGGCTGGGCTGCGCCAGACCAGCGTCACCAGCTTGCGCGTGGGGTCGACCTGCGGTTGCCAGCCGTGCTCGGTGAACTGTTTTGTGTTCATGGGTGCGGTGTCGCCCCAATACGGATGAACGGCCAGACCGGTGTAGGCCCCGAGTACACGGTGGCAATGGGTCGCCGGGCGGAAGCTGACACGGAAGGCGGGGACGATCTGGAGTCGGGTCTCGTATGCTGGCTTGGAGCCCGGGATCACCCCGGTGAAAGCGCCTGCTGGGTAGGCGAGGCGTTCGCCCCCACGGTCGTGATACCGCCAGCCAGAGTCCTCCGCGACCTCCTCGACATAACCGTGGCGCGGCCAGAGGGGCAGCGTCCAGAAGTCCCACGGGTGATCGTGGCAGTCCTCATCCAGATCGGGCCGGTGGAAGATATGGAGGCGCAGACCCCAGAACCAAATGCGGGTCATGTAGGGCGTGCCGTGCTCGCCGTCCCGGCCGTAGATCGTATTCCAGCCGAAGAACTTCCCGGCGCTGCTGGCTACCGGCTTGCCGGTCTTGGGGTCGCGCTCCTGCATTTCACAGCTCCGTGCCGTCAGTGGTGGGGTAGGGGGGTTTGGTGTCGATGGGGTTGAACACGACCAGAGCAGGACCACCAGAGCCCGGCAGGCAAGAGGCCATCCGCTCACGGAAGCTCGGCATGTCGGTGATCTCTTCGCGGTAGCCTGCGCCGTGGCAGTAGACGTTGAGCGCGGCGGGTCGGGTCTCGTGGTTGAGATCAGAGATCGTCCAACCGTCCGCTGGTCGGTTGCAGACGCCGCAGTGGATGCGATACCCGGGCTGCTTGTCAGCCCGCTTCGTCAGCACGGGCGGGATGTAGGCTTTTCCGTTTTCCATCTAGGCGGCTTTCTGGTAGGCCCGGCGCTTATGCTCCGGGCAGTATGAGCTTTTCTCTTCGGTCTTGCCATTGCAGAAGTGGCGACCGTCCTTCACGGGCCAGCGACACCCCTTGGTGTGGCGCTCGATGGGCACCGGGCGGGAGTAGGGGATCGGCACCCACGGCTCCTCGCTCATGGGCAGGGGCGGCATCACCTCAAGGGGGCCGCTCGGGGCGAAGCCGACGACGGACCTAGGCTGCACCTTCTTTTTGGGCGGCCGGGCCGCGCTTCTCCGGCTGGCGGGCTTCTCAGTCTCGTGCCACTTCATCCGGTGAATCTTGCCGATCATGGCGTTCTTGGTCCGGGCGATCCCGAGGCGTTCGCCGATGGCTTTGGCGATCTTGCTGGCGCTCATGCCCTGCCGGTAGAGTTCGATGGCAAGCGCGGTCTCGGCCTCGCTCCAGTTGTCATTGCTCATTTGCGGTACGGCTCCACCTTGCCGTACTTCTTCAGGCACACGAACTTGCCGCGCTCGCGCTTCGGCTTGCCGTTCGCCATGAAGGTGCGGATGCGAATCCAGCCCTCGCTGACGCAGTATTCCTCGACATCCCCGGGGCGATCCGATCCGTCGAACCGCACCCCGATCCGGCCGTAGTTGCCGTAGTGCGGGCTCTCCGGGTTGACGGACAGGCGATCCGGTAGCGGCGAGATCAGATCGGCGACCGAGGCGTAAATGTCGGCCTGCGGGTTGTCCCGGGTGATCTTGATCGCGTGGGACTCGTCATACGGTGCGCCGAGCGCCGGGTTGACGCCCGTGGGGCGGCCCTTGGGGGTGTTCGCCACCGGGGGGTTCTTGTCGGCGAACCGGTCGCGCAGAGCTTCTTGCTCAATCGCCATGTCCACCTCGGCGCGATGCACGCCTGCGACAACCAGAGCCCCCAGAACACCGGCAAGTTTGATGCGGTTGGTCATGATTCCCTCCAGACCTGCGAGCCGTCTTTGTTGCGGCAGAGGTCGGTTGTCCGGTTGTAGATCACCACGTCGTCGGGCAGGTGCGAGATATGCACGAAGTGCGCCTCGCCATCCGGGGTGTCGATGGGGGAGAGCATCACCACCTCACCAGCAGGGAACACGCCGTCGAGGCCGTTCGCTACGCTGATCTCGCACACCATGTTGGTGCCCGGGGGGATGTCATAAGCCTCGGGCCGCCCATCGGGGCGCGAGACAATCGGCTTCATGTGTTCAGGGATTATGAGCTGACTCATATCAGGCGTACCTTTCCAGAGCGGATCACTTCGTCCGCGCGTTGTTTGATCCACTCCAGCGTGCGCGGGTGGACCAGCGATGTCTTGGCCCGGTTGAACGTCACCTCATCGATACCGGCGAGGCGGCCCGCGTAGAGCATGGAGCCGTCGTCCCCGATGAGCACGGCGTGGTGCTCGGCGATTGACGCGCAGGCGATGAATTGATTGATCGGGCTCATATAGTCTCCGTGTACCCACTCGTAGACAAGCGCAGCTTGCCGGTCAATCCTTAATCGGGCTCGGCGCTGTGCCATGCCCGATAGAGCGGGTCCCATTTCAAGGTCTGGAAATCGACATAGCGGGGCCGGGTGCTTTCGGTCTCCAGTTGGAACAGGGTGGAGAGCCGCTTGGGCTTGGCCTTCACGAAGAAAATGAAGCCCCGGCCGTCGTGTACTCGCTCGAACAGCGCACCGTCGAACAGCCCCTCATAGACCACGGTGCGACCCCCAGCCCATGGCCGGGTAATCACGATCTTGTTGCCCCGGAGCCGGATGGCCCAGCCGATCAGCTTGCAGGAGATGCGAGCGAGCATATTGGCGATCATGGGCGTTTCTCGAAATACTGGTCGAAGCGCCGCAGCGGCTCGCCGTGTGCAACCATGGTGTCCTCGGCAGGCAGAACCAGCTTCGTGACAGGGGATTCAGGGCACCCGGCCGCGTGGCCGATCCTCCAGCCCCCGCCGCAGTAGCAGTCCATCCCGGCCCACTTGATCTCGCGATCCCCGGCTGCTGTGGCCGCCATCCGTCCGTCCCGCATGGTGACCCAGCCCGTCGTCAGGGCAAGGGCGAGGACGGCATCGGTGCCGCCCCCACGCTGGGACCGACCGAACTGGCGGATGTCCTGCATCACGCGCAGCTCGAAGGCGTTCATAGGGTCGAGCCCTTGTCGAGCGTGCGGATGTCGGCCCGGATACCGTTCAGGCAAACCAGAGCATCTTCGCGCCGCTGGCTCAGGTGCATCATCTGGGAGTCGAGCTGCGCGACGACGGCCTCCAGCTCCTCGTGATCCTCGGCCAGACGGGCGCGGCGGCGCTCGGTGAACTCATTGGTCGGCCCCAGCTCCATTGCCAGCAGGGCCAAGTTCTCGTGCTCGGGGTTGAGCTGCGCGGGCTCGGGTGCCCGCTCGAAGGAACCCGGGGGGAGGGTAGGGGCAAATGTCCCAGTCCCGTCTACATGGTCCTCGGTGTCGAACTCGGGGTCAAACTCGGGGCGGATTCTCTGTTCAGCCATTGGTCTTGTTCTTCTCGATAGCTTTTTCTACTGCGTCGGCGAGGTCGCCAACGGTCTCGTTGCCTTCGGTGTCGTCGTCCAGAAGCTCGATCTCCAGCTCCTCCTCCAGAACCATCACCACCTCCACGATCTGGAGGCTGTCGAGCCCCAGATCGTCACGTAGAGAGCTGGTTTCGGTGATGCTGGTCGTGTGGACACCACTTTCTTCGGACAGCAGAGAGATGAGGCGGGATCGGGGGTCGGTCACTAGATTATCCTTATCAGCTCATCGCGGGGGAGTTCCCTGAGCCTGCGCAGCAGCTCCACGGCCTGCTCGCTCATAGGCTGCGCCAGCAGATGGTCGATCCGGGTCAGGGCCTTGGTGTGCCGGGTGTCGCCCTCGGCATCGTCGCGGCGCTTCTCCTCGCCCATGGATTGGGCGTCAGCTTGGGCGATCCGCTCTGGGGTGATGTAGGCCAGCAGGTCGGCCTTCATGTTCGCCCAGACCAGCCCGCCGAGGGAAAGGGCACGGTGGCCCTTGGTACGGGGGTTCGTTGGGGTGCTGACCGGGTTGGAGTGCAGCGCGTCCTGAAGTCCAGCGTCCGGGTAGTACCAGACGTGGTAGCGGCGATCCTCATACACCCACGACACCGAATAGCTCTGGCTAGTCGCACCGTGGCGGCGGAAGTTCAGCTCTTGTACTTGGCTCAGGCGATGGGTCATGGTCGGTTCTCGAACTTGGGTTTGAGGTATTCAATGACGTACTTCGCGTAGGCGGTGAGGAACGTGTGCCCCTCGAAGAAGAACGTCTCCTGCTCGGCTTTCACTGCTTCCGCATACGCCACCTTGAGGCGGGCGTAGCGGGCAGCATCGAACTCAATGTTGCCCGCCATCCTGTTATTCCACTGCGGTTTCGAGGCTGCTGAAGATCGTATCGAACGCGGAGTCGATCTCCTCGAAGGCACCAACTGCCTCTTCGAGCGCCGTGCCAGCGGCTTCGATGGTCTGCCCGCTGTCGGCCTGCTGCAAGCCTTCGGTCAGGTTCTCGAACTTCTCCTGCTCTTCATCCTTGAAGGTCTCGACCTCGCTCTTGAGGTCTTCCAGCTTGCCCCTGAGTTCTTCGAGCTGCGACACGATCTTGGAGATGGCAGTGCGAGTGGTCTTGTTCATTTTTGGTCCCGTGTACTCGGCGCTGGCACCGTTGCCAGCCCCTCCTTGTTAGACAAGCAGAACTTGCCCGTCAATGCCTTTTATCCGTAAACGATCTCGCCGAGTACAATGCACTGCATCGCCACGTCGTAGGTCACCGCGTCGGCGTTGTCCCCGATGACATCCGCCCAGTGCTGCGGATAGTTGCTTGCCATGAAGGTGAGCCCGGCCGTGATGTTGTCGCGGGTGATCTTCTTCGTGACCGTGCCCTCGCCTTCCGGGTTCTCGTACTCCACGATGAAGGCGAACTCGGGCGAGGCCAAGAACGCAAGATCGCAGTACCACGGCAGGTCGTGGCCCTCGGGTCGGGTCCACCCCGATGACTTGGCCGATTCGATCCAGAAGGCCATGAAATTGCCCTCGAACTCACCGGTCAGCATGTTGCTAAGCTCTTCGGCAGTCAGGGTGTAGGTCGTCGGTATCTTCAGCATGTCAGGCTTCCTTGTTGGTGTTGGCGTCCAGAAAATCCGCCACGGTTTGGAAGACCGGGGCTTTAGGGTCAGAGCGCAGCATCACGCGCTCCATGAGGTCTTCGTCATTATCGATGCCCGGGGTCGAGCTGTAGCCGTCCTGCGCGAACATGATGAGCGCGCCGACGCAGTGCTGGGTCTTGCCGTTGTCGCGGAAGACATAGCCGTCTTCCTCCCCGAACTGTTCTTCCCGATACTCGGCGGTCTTGTGGCAGGGAAAGCCGTTCCGGTAGGCGCTCTCCTCGATCTCCTCCGCACGTTCCCTGTCCGCGAACCGGATGGCCGTGGAGTCGGTGCGGAAGGGGCAGTTGAGGCAGGGTGTCTTCAGGTCGAACCTCATGGCGTCACACGGTAATCCTTGGTGACGAACCCCTTGCCAGCATCCCCGCGCTCGAAGTGGGGCTTCCAAGAACGCCGCTGGCCGCACTTGCAGCACTCGTGCCGGGTGTTGTCGAAAGGCTCCAGCTCCGTGAACTCGTGCTCACACCCCGTGGTCTTGCGGAAATTAACCCAGTGACCCCGAACTTCGTGTCGGCGCGGTGATCCCCGCTCACCGGTCAGCCAGTCCTTTATGGTCCGTGGTTTCGTCCCCAGTTTCAGGGCCACCGTGTTGTGCGCCCGGTACGGGACCACCTTTCCTCGCACCATGCCGCGACTGGCCTCAACGCGCACGATCTCGTGGACACTGGGTTGGTTCAGCATCAGCATGGCGCAGATGAAGGTCGCCATAATACCCGACATGGCCGTAATACCCACGCGGTCTATGTCCTTGACGGATGAGAACCCGCCCGTATCGAACCGGTAGAACGCAGCCAGCAGCGTCGCCTCCGTCGTGGGCGACTTCAGCAAAAAATGCCATAGGCCGTTATCCATGTAGCACCCCATGATCTGGCCGTTTGGGTGATCTATCTCAACGTACATCGGATCGAATGGCTGTCTGGCCCACGGTAGTGCCGCAAACGCCTCCCCTGTCGTCGCCCCGTCGAACACCTCTTGGATGTAGTCGTAGGCCGCCCCGTCGAAGAGGAAGCGGTGCGGCGTGAACGGCACGTCTGGCACCGTGTCGGCGAGCATTTGGCGGCGAGCCTGCATCACAGCCCCCATGTGGATGCGCAGATCGGGCCAATCCCGGCTGCGACGGATTCAGGATCGGTCAGCTCCCGGCCGCAGCAGCAGCACCGCCCGGTCTCCTTGCCCTTGACCCGCAGCGCCTCGGCTGGGCTCTTGGCGATCTCCAGCAGCGCCTCTAGGATCGGTGCCTGCTTGACGCCCCATGCCGGGTGGAAGGTGCTGCCGTCGATCTTGCCGACATACTCACCGGCCTGCTTGACATAGAGCGAACCGGCGTTGCGGCCATGGCTAGGCGCTTCGCTGATCTTGAGGTCACCGAACCAGAGCCCGGGCTTCTTCAGGCCGCGCTCCTTGGCACCGTTGAACAGCTCGCGCAGGGCAGAGGTGTCCACGGGGTTCTCGGTGCGCTTCTTCTGCTCGGCTGCGAGGGCCGCTGCGCGCTCGGTGTTGCGGGCCTCGGCCTTGTCGATCTGGTTCTGAAGGGCGGCGACCTGTTTCTCGCTGAGATCGCCCTTGGCGTCGTACTGCTCGATCAGGCCAGTGGCGAACTGGTTCCACGGCAGCAGGAGCGCGCGGGCCTTCTGGATCAGCTCGGGGTGCAGCTTGTTGAACTCGTTCTGGGCGGCGGCCAGCTTGCTCTGCTTGCGCGCGGCGCTCTTCTGGCGGCTCGCCATCCTGTCGGCATAGCTGGTGTAGTAGAAGCCCTTGCCCTTGCAGGCGAAACACTTGTCTTCCTGCATGTGGACCCTGACGCCCCGGTACTTGCCAGAGCCGTTGCACGATTCGCAGGGGAAGGTGGGCTTGTCCTTGGCGGGCTTCTTCGCCCTGACGGGGCCGGTCGAGTTGAGGTCGTTCAGGCCCGGAATGTCGCGGAGGTCGTCAATGAAACTGTTGGTCACGGCACGTCTCCTCGGGAGTACTATAGCTCCTTAGTAGACAAGTACACGTTGTCCGTCAAGCCTTCTTGCGCCCCGTCCGATACCCGGGCCAAATGTCATCACAGTGGCCGCCCGCTGCCTCATATCCCTTGATATACCACATCACGTCGGTGGCCTGCATCCGGCCGTGGCAGTGCGAGCACTCCATCTTGCGGCCGAACTCGTAGTCGTCGGGCTTGAACAGGTGACGCGGGCAGCTATCGAGGGTGGCCGAGTTCGCCTTGATGTCGGCTAACAGTTGGGCGGTATCGAGGTCCATGTCGCTCGGCTTTCATCGCTCAGGATCGCGACCAAACGGTCGCTCAGGATTCGTCGCTCAGGATTCATCCCAAACGAAAAGAGCGAATCCGTTTTACCGGATTCGCTCTAGTGGACGACACATGGGACCAGACGCCGTTCCTGACAGGGAGAAGTGTTAGCGCAATCCGTCGGGGGGTGCAAGCGTGACTTGCGCCATACGGCAGCTCGGGTCGTTCAAGAAAGCGTCGGCCCGCTTGCCGGAGGCCCAAAGCGTGCGGCATATCTCGGCGGCGGCGAGCACGATCTTGGGCATGATCTTGCCGGAGGGCTCGGTGATGGCGCGGGCGACTTCCGGGTTGTCTTGGTGGGCTACGATCTGCGCGATGATCTCGGTCACGGCCGGGGCGCACTCTGCGAGGCGGGCAGGGGGCGCGGTGTCGAGCCCGACGAAGCAATCGGAATGGGCTTCGAGACGGGCGGCGAGGCCGGGGATGTCACGGGCATCATCTTCGACAAGGAATAGTGCATTGGTTCGCTCCGCTTGCTGTTCGAGCGCGATCTTGCGGAAGGGGCTCGTGGCCTGCTTGATGGCATCACTGAGCGCCGCAGGGTTGGGGAAGAAGATCACCAAGGCGATGGTGGCGAGCGCAAGCGCCGGGAGAACGTAGTTCAGCAGCAGCCGCCGCCACACATACGAGCGCGGGTGGATGTTCAGGTCCATGAACGGGATGCGACCACCTCGGGCGGCGTCCCCCATCATCACTTTGCGGCGCGGCGCGGCGTGTGCTTTTGCGTGATCGAGGCTCATTGCGTGTCCACTCTTGGTTTCCACCGTTCTCGCCGTGTCAGGACCCGGATTATTTTGGAACGGGCTATCGAGCCAAGGTAACAGCTCGCCGAAAAAATTGGAACGGGCGAGGTTGCCAAGGTAACGGGACCCTATCCCCCGCCTGCGATCCCGGTCAATCCAGATCGGTGATCCTGCGGCAACGGCGGCCGAGTACTCGGCAGGCATGGCGAACGAAAAAATAGATAGGTCAGGAGTGCTGACCTTAATGGTATAACATAACAGTCAGGGGTGCTGACCCAGTAGGGTTAAGCGTTAAGGTTAACCGATAGTTGGTTAACGGCGGCCGGATGGTTAAGCGTTAAGGTTAACGCCTGCGCCTTTGATTAAAATTGTAAAGGCTCCTGGACAAATCCGGTCACGGGATTCCCAGCCCAGCCCAGCCCGTGCCCCTG